CAGCACAGCCAGTTACTGAAAAGACTGAATCAGTTAGCGTCCCTATATCAGAAGGACATACCATTAATTCTCTCCTTAACAACGCAAAACAAATATTGGGCGACAACTTTTATTACTATTCAGCGTTCAATAATAATTGTCAAGACTTTGTTAGTGCCTTACTAAGGGGCTCTGGATTAATGACTCGTCAATTAGAAGCGTTTGTTAAGCAACCCGTAGATCAACTTGTTAAAAGCATTCCTATCACTGAACGTATTGCTCGTGGCATCACAGATTTGGGTGGCGTAGTTAATGTAGCTCTTGAAGGTAAGGGTGGATTACATCCCAGAGCAGTGTTTGCAACTCAACTAAAGGAAGCGGGTGTGTCTCCTTCCGTATATCTGGAGAAAGCTAAGAAGAAAGCAAATGCATCGGGATTGGCGGGAAATATGTTAGGATTCAGTAGTGATGATAAACACAAACTACAGATTCCTAATGCCGACGGTAAGATAATAAGGTTTGGAGCTGTTGGATTGGGCGATTACATCCTTTACAAACTACAAAAGAATCCAGAAGCGGAGAAACACCGGAAGGCATACCTTGCACGGGCAACGAAGATAAAAGGGGATTGGGCAAAAGACCCTTATTCAAAGAACTCATTGGCCATCTCAATTCTCTGGGACGGGTGATATGTTCTAAGATAGAACCTTTAATCGTAGCAACTATATCAATATAAGACATTAACTGTTTTATCTTGATATAATAATTTAATACTGAAGAACAGCCCAACGAACATTTTTGGCTGCAGTTAGTTGTGCGGAGCAATGAACCGTAAAGCCAACATTGTTCGTAACAGCAGAAATTGAAAACACCTTACCAGTAGCATCAGCCGCACCTAAAGGAGTAATTACAATAATAGACGTATCATTAACCCGAGCATCAGGAACATCAACACTTGATGCAGCAGCAGCAATAGGCATATTTAAAATACCCGTACGAAGGGCTCTAACGGGGGCTTGTTCGCTAAGAACGGCGGGAGTACCTTCAAAAAACTGAGCCATTTATACTTCTACTTTATATTTTATTTTGCCGGATGAATTACATCAAACGACTTGCAAGGGATTTCTTACCACAACCCCGAGCACTACCAGCTCCAGTACCAGCTCCAGTACCAGCTCCAGTGCCGTAGCCTAAGGCTTGAGCTCCCGATCTGATCTTGCCGAGAAAACCGCTCTCGGGGAGCATACCCGTGACCGCTGAAACAAGCGGTTTAGTCTGATTGTAAATATCACGAGCCTTTGACAAGATATTACCGAGAGCAGAGAAGGAAAAGCCACCCACCATACGATTAAGCTCACAGCGGACACCCATCGGGGCAAGAGGAGCAGAGATAATGTCTTGTTCAGACAGTACGCCCTTGATAACACGGGATGAACCACGAATTGATTCAAAGAAGCCCGAGTTAGCGGTAATAACGTACAACTGAGGAGTTTGAGGAACAACAGTGTTATTCTTCACCGTAAGGTTAAATTGCAGAGTAAAGTTCCCTACTAAGGAAGCGGCTTGTCCCGATTGCAATGTGATGTCTTGACCGGGCTTCAACACAAGGATGGAACCCACAGTAGGAATAAGCTGACCTTGAGAACGACCGGGATACGAGCCACCAGCTGAACGGGCTTGTCCCAAGAAAGTGTCATAATCCATTTCCAAACCGTTGTGCTGACTCATAAGGAACAATTGTTCAGTTGTCATTGAGCTCAAGAGACCGGAGAAGTTATCAAAATTAACGCTAAGGGGATTACGAATCAAATCTAAGGAAGAAGCCAAAGGAAGGTAAAAATCAGCCTCGGTTGAAGCTGGAGCAACAGAAGGTTTAGCATAAACAATCAAAAGGTCCGGTATGCAAGGGAGAGTAATAGTTTGTGAAATAATTTGTCCAGTTGCACCCGGTTGGATAGGTGTCCCTTGATAAGAGGTGATATAGCGCGGAAATTCCATATAAGGGACAACCGACTTCGGCGGTAAGGGAACATCTAAAGACGGGGTTAAAAATTGAACATTGATAACTGACTCTTGAAAGACATTGGTGACTTGAGCATTGTAAGCAATGTTAGCAACGGGAATATTACGACCAGCCCTATTGCAAGAGCGAAGGATACGTTGAGGACTGGAAACCAAGTTCATAATAATCTGAATATTGTTGAGTCCAAACAAAGCCGTGTCCCACTCGTATTCATCTGAAAACACAAAAGGGCTGAGAACAACGGGTTCCGTAGTACGCCACTTGATGTAGAGGGTGTAGGTTTGAGCAGAACCCAAATCAGACCAAGTTGCACCAGCAACGGGAGCAGCCGAGTTCGCCACAACTGCTGCTAAAGCAGACCAGATATTACCATTATACAAAACAATGTCTCCTATTGCATAAGCTAATGCAGCCGCCCACGCATTAGGACAAACTGGAACACCATTTGCTGCAGCATACTTTGCACCCGCAAAGGCTGGTCTAAACAGAGTAGTGGAAGACCCAAGATTACTGGCTTGAGCTAAACTGTCCGTAAAGAACAAGTTGGGATATGCACCGTTAGGGACATTATCATAGTCCAACATAGCATCATAACCACCGAGGGGGTTAGCAGCAGCACCAAAAGCATCATTGTAAGATGCAAACTTGTCAAGCATTGTCGGAGCAGTACGGCACATACGATTTTTCTTGTAATCTGCGAGACGCAGTACCTCACGTAGGACGTCTTGGGAATTAATTACAGTGGTTGTGTCGTTGATGGTGGCCGAAATGGTAGAGCACAACTGATTCAACGGCAAAGCACAGAGAGAAAAATCACGACCGGGAACGGCAAGAGACTCGCCGGGTACGGGCAACGCATCAAGAGTGAGAGCAAATTGTTGCAAAACGGTGCTACTCCACAGAATCTTCCTATCGCAAAACACGTTTTCTGAGGGGACGTAAATGTTATACGTGTGCTGGGAAGGAGTCTGTGCAATAGCATTGAACGGAGCGTTGGTAAGGGACAAGGCACCTTTCTCAACAGCAAACTTTGGACGAGACTGCACGATACGGGAATCAAACACGGCCAATTTCTCAATATCAGACGACATCTCTTTATGATGGATAGTTAGAATTAAAATCTGGCGTTAATTAATCCGGGGTAAGGGCTCTATCCGATGCGATACTTCCTTGCAATGTCAGCGTCTGCCGTATGGAATGTCTTTCCTTTATCTACGAAGGAATATACACGAGCCATTCCCCATTGCTCTTTACCTAATCGGGCAGAACGTGGATACTTAGATAAATCCGGATTCTTACTAAAGTCCTTCTTCAATCTCACAGAGGATATGTTGGTTTTCCACGCCCCCACACCACGTCGAAACACCTCATCTAATGCTTCCACGGGCAAGTCCGTATGCTCTGCTAATTCTTCTAATGATAGTGTAGTGTCTTTCGGAAGACCCAACACTTTCAATACACTCTGTTTATGTGTCATCTAATAATGATCAATACTTCTCACCTCGGATACCCTTCTTTCTAAACATCATTTTTAATGAGACCGACGATAAATTAAACATATTGATAGGATACAATTGGTTATTAAGTCGCCACTTCCAGAACACTTGAATGTCAATGTTACGAATCTCTTGTTTAGACGAGGAAAGATCAGACATACGGTACTCTGCTGACGGAGCATAGTAGATGAACTGGCGATAGTTATCTGCTCCACCCGTTGCCGTATCCAATGCTACGTCCGTAATAATAGGTGTAAAGGCAGAGCGACTGGTTGGAGCAGAATCACCCAAGTTACTCGTTCCAAGGATGTTCGGAGCAGAAGAGGCTTCAGATTTAATAGGCAAGAGAGATGTCGTAAATACAATAGAACTGATAGGCGACCAGATGGAATCCACTGATTTGTAATCTTGTGTCAGTTTGTAATAAACTTTCTGCTTACCGATAGGAACAAATCCCAATGGAGGAACACCAGAATAAGGAGCTAAACGGTAATCCACTACGTTAGCATAAAACTCATTACTAAAGATCATCTCACGTACATAACCGGACGGTACTGGATTAGGAAACGCTGGATAAGGCACATCATTGATCGCAATGTTACCAATGTTTATCGTGTTCCAATAGAAACCAGAGAAGTTCGCAAACAAACCAGCCATATTTGTATTAAAAAAGAGACGTTCTTGAGGACGAGTGGCTGGAACTGCCGTACCCGCTACATAAGGGACAACTGTGAAAGGCTCAAGACGCTGACCGTAGCCATCCGAATCACCAAAAAAGCTAAAGATTTTCGCTCCTTCATCATAAACAATCTGTGGAGTCTGAACATTGTTCTGAAACGCAGTAAAGTTTGCATACGGAAAAGGATCAGTTAGACCAGCTGTTGCTACCCACGCTTGTTGAAACTGCGTGTAGAGATTCGTATGAGCCGTTACCATTGTAGTATTAATGATGTCCAACCAATGCTGATACGTTAAACACCAGTAATAGCGTGATGAAACATCTTGAACAGTAAGTGGAGGATTAGGAAGAGGAGCCAACGTAGGATTCACAATCTCTGGTACATATGTTACATTGGATGGGACGGGAGAAATATTAAAAGTAATGTTACCCAAGTTAGTTGTCCAAGTTTGCTGAAGAGTAATTGCAACTTTATAGTTAGTAAGATTAACATTAGATTGACCCACTGCAATACTCGGAATAAACAGAGGCAAATCACGGTTAGCACCATTCATCGTAAAACGAATAATAGAAAACTCATATTGAGATGCGTCCTTAACCAACGCCGTATCACGAGTCTCATTAAAACGAATCTGCGGATCTGGATCAGTTTGATTAAAGACATTCAAATCATCCGTCTTACTGTTGATAATGTCACAATTGTAATAGATGTAGTTGGGTAAATCTGGATCACCACCTTGTCTTTCAAAAGTACCACGATTGAACGCCATTTTCTACTTGTGTATGGATTTTATTTGCGTATCTTATCATATACGAGACCAGATACAAAATTGTCTGCACTCATTCCGCTCTTCTTAATAATAGCTCCGTACTTGTCCAATGAATAAGGAGCATATAAAAGCCGGACTACACAGTGTTTGCCACACGTAGCCACAGATGGAGAGGAGCTTTGGAAGGCGTGATTATTGTAAAAAACTGGCTTTCCACTGGCTCGGAGCAATCGGGTTAAGTCGGGACGATCAATCTCCAACTGCTTTAACCGACTATTTGATAATCCATCTTTTTGATCAGTATCCGGGGGAGATCCATACGGATCGTAGAAATCAATAGAATTGTGTCTCTTAATAAGGCACGTCCAATGTCCCGACGTAGGACTAACGTTTGGGAAAAGTAAAATAGCTCTTCCTTTCTCATCAAAAAGATCATCTGCACTCTCTAAGTCTTTTAATTGTGGATAGTTCCATATCTTAATGTCATTACCGAGCATTTTACGAATATCATCGTCACCTAATGGATATTCTTTTATTTTAGCTATTCCACCACGTGACATCTATATCTTCGGCATTTTTTTCTTTTCATCTATTAGAATGTCAATATACGCACAATGGAATCCAAACACTACCTATGTAATTGGTGATATTGTAGAGTACGCTGGATTTAACTATGTTGCCGCAGCAGTGAATCGCAATGTAGCTCCTTTTCCAACGAACGCTACTTGGAATCGTCTGGGAGGAGGTGGAGGCGGTGGAGGAGTATCAAGTATTATTGCTGGTAATTCTAATATTGTAATTGGCGGAACTTCTTCAGTCCCAACTATTAGCGGAACACTTACCGCCCTAACAAACAATGTCACTACTGGTAACTTTTCATTCGTTGGTAATAACTCTGGTACTGCCTCTTTCGTAATAGGTGGGTCACAAAACTTTAGAGTCATTACGACCGATTTAACACCACATATTCTTGTGGATAACACGGTTGGTGTAACCCTTGGTTCTGCTGGGAGTGGTTTTACAGTCAATTCGGTCACGCCTCCCGTTGGTAACAACTCAACGCAAGTAGCAACCACTCAATTCGTTCATCGGTCGCAAGTGAATACACTTAATTTCTATAAACCCCTCTTTCCTTCGCTCGTTAAGCAATCCATTATCTATCATAATGCTTCTACGACCATTACTGCTGCTACGATTGATGCACAACTGGATGCTCTTCCAAC